GTAATCTGGGTGGGGTAATTGAAAATAAATGGACTGTACCTCACCGCTTGAGCACTCGTAGCATTAGCTTGCACATTATAAGTCCGAATGTGCAGTTTAGCGAGTTGCCTCAAACTTTCTATCTTCTCTCCCATGCAAATCTTCGCATGATCCAGAGATTGTTGAACTTCACCGTATGTGTCTCCACCCTGACTAACAACGGGGGTGTAAGGCTCAACGGTCAGACTCGGTCTCGCGAGCTCAAAATCTGGTCCTCCAGCTAATTCCATTATAACGGACATGGACTGGGGCACCGTAGAGGGCGCGATCAACGGATCCAACACATAAAATCCTACATTACCCACCGAAGACATTCTTGGAGTGTACTGCAACATATTGGTGTAGGGTATAACGATCTCAAACTCATCCGCTTCTCGTATATCCACGATCGAACGGTGTAAATACTCAGTCTGAGCCAAATTTCCGGGCGCAGTCCCAACTACATTGGGATTCCAGTAGAACATCAACCTTCCACTGTAAAACTGATTCTTCACAAACTTGAAGCGATATTTGATCGATCCTCGCCAGTATTCGAACATCATGGCAGCAGCACCAGCCGGCACATTAGTGTATCCATGGCCATAACTCTGTTCATAGGCCCAAGGAGAAACCGTTCCAGACCACAACAAAGTTCCTGCTGCGGCGGACGGAGTCCAACTAAATGTGGTAGCATATCCGTAAATGGACGTAATGAAACTTAGGGACATTTCATCTACTCCGGATACTGATGGAGCTGCGACCAAACGGTTTGTAGAGACAGCTCCTACGACATGCGCAGTAGCTACCCCATCCGTGTTCTGAATGTTCGCGTACCGACGGTCCACAATATACTGCGGTGTATCAAGGTTTATGGGTTTAGACCAGCCAAAGACGTGTGTGGCGCGGGCTATTATGTCTGCAGCCCACGATACTTGGTAAGCTCCGGCCGACAACAAGGGTATTTCTCCCAAAATCGTCGCGGCTTCACCAACTTTCCGCACCATCCTCGTAACAGGTCCTACTCCAGCTGCCTTTGCTTCTTCAGAACCATCGTCGCCACCTTGTGAAAGAGCAGGAGCCCCTAACACAATGTTTTCATATTTACCCCAAATAGTATAGCCTGCGCTAGTGGAACCAGAAGCGGCTGCTAATGGGACATAGGGTATCAAGAAAACGTATCCGATGCCAGCCTCAGTAAGGGTCAAAGAGGTTCTGTGCATGGGATAGATGGACTTGAATGGAATCTTCAGAACTGCAGTAGTTTGAGTTCCTAGATCGATTTCAACGTGATGAGTTGAGGAAATGGTCTGTAAATTTGCGGTGTGCGCTCTAAACTTTCGAACATAGCCGGGGGTCGATATTATACAACCACCCGAAGGAACGTATCCGACAATATATCTGCCTGTCTGAAACTTGGACGCGTTCACATTGATCACTATTTCGATGTCAGCCTTGAACATATACACACCATTGAGCTTTTCTTTCTTAAGAGCTGTCTGAAGAGAATTAAATGGGTCAATCTTCCACAGAATCCCAGTATCTACTGAACTGAAATTGCCTTGTGTCAAGATATATGGCCTTTCCAAAAACTCCCTAATATTCTGAGCTCCTGGAATTTTTCCTTCTAGTCTTTGTGCAATTTGGTTGGAAATAACCAACGGTGCGGCTTCTACGGTCTCCGCGTCAGCGTGGAAGTCGAGAGCCGGCCCACCGTTGGGTGCTTGATTTACAATTTCTGTGGGGCCTTCTGTTGTCATATTTGGAGATGGACATGCCTTAACTGGACTTAACCACTGATCGTGGCACCAGACGCGGCTAGCGCTCGTTCGCTCTCCCGAAACTAAACTCTTCCTCACATTTTTAACCTTTTCCTTTTTGGTAGTTTTCCACAGCTCAAAACACAAGGTCTGGAGCTTACGAGATTCGAAGGGCCAACGCTGTCTCGAAACTCGTGGCACGTGGGTGGAACTTCGTGCCATAGAATGCTCGCAATTTCTCGTAGCATTCATTAAAAACCTCTCGACCATGGAGGGACAGGTCGAGAACAGACGCATCCAAATTGGAAGCGGCGATGTCATCATACTGGTTTCCGTCTTTAGTCCACATTGTACGCTCAAGTATAACAGAGAGCTCAAGAGGACCAACAACCCGACCACCAAGAGCTGGTTCAGGGCGAAATCTGCACTTCAAAATGGAGTGTCCAGGTTCGGCCTCTGATCTATAAAAGAGGGGGGTGTTTACGGTATGAGGTTCGGTTTTGTCAGCAGAAGTGTAGACGTGACCAAACTTCGCAGCAGTGACGGCAAAAGTCGCCTCAGTGAAAAGCGTCTTCAATCTCGGTGCCACGGAAAACAAATTGTCATCTCCCA